TTAAGAAGAAGAATTATCCAGTTATTACTTACTATGGTGATCCAGCAGGTAGTTTCGTACAAGGACAATCTGGTATGGGAGATATTCATATCTTTAGAAAGCACGGAATTTTCGTAGAGTATCGTATGGACAAATTATCCAGAGATATACAATCTGGTGTTAGCTATTGTCGTGGATTTTTTGAAAATGCAGACGGATTACGCAGGATAAAAATAGATAAAAGATGTGTAGGCATAGCTGAGGACTTTGAAGGATATAGATTCCCAGAAGCAGTAGAAGGTAAAGCTATCTCTAACAATCCAATCAAAGATGGCTTCTATGAACACGGTTGCGATGCTTTTAGATATTTTATCTTGAATAGATTTCCAATTAGAAGTAATTTCGTTGGAAGAATACCAAGATAAAAGGAACGCTAAATGTTTTTAACCCCACAAGAGATTATAAAAGATTCACTAAGCAATTTTAAAGAAGAACAAGCAAAAGCTCGTAGAGAAGAAGTAAGAAAGTTTTTAGATTACTATTCTGGTTCTTTAACCGAACAATATATTGAAGGGTATTTTAAATCTGACGCCTTCCAAGAAATCCCACACTACAATACAAACATTGTAAAGAAGTTTGTGAATCGTATGTCAAAAATTTATACTATTGGTGCTAAGAGGAATGTAAATGACAGGTATGTTGATTTGTCATCAGTTAAGAATGCTCGTATGAAACAAATGGAACGAATGACTCGTTTGCTTGGTACTTGTGCTACTTATGTAATGTATGATGAAATGGAAGAACGATTTGAATATCGTCCTATTTATTATTTTGAACCTTATTTTGGTGACAATCCATATAGACCTGAAGCTATTGTATATCCTATGATGCACGGACACGCAGATTTATCTGATACTAACGATTTAATGTATGCTTACTGGGACGGAGATAGACATATTAAGTTTGATGATAATGGAAACATCATAGAAGAAATAGAACATAATCTTGGTATATTGCCTTTTGTTTTCTCGCACAGAGAAGAACAATTAGATTCTTTCTTTGTAGAAGGTGCGTCAGACTTGGTATCTGCGAATGAGCATATTAATATTACAATGACTGAAATGCAATTAGGACTACGATTCCAAATGTTTGGACAGCCAGTAGTAACTGGACTTATATCTGATAACTCTAATGTAAGAGCAGGATCAGATGAAATCTTAACATTGCCAGAAGGAAGTAATTACGACATCGTATCTCCAGAAGGAAATGTAAGAGATGTTATTGAAAACATTAAATGGCAAATAGAGTTAGTAGCATTAAATAATCACTTGTTTGTTACTTTCGCACAATCAGGTGGGGAAGTGCCAAGTGGTATTTCTTTAATGATTAAAGACTTAGAACGCCACGAAGATTTTATAGATGACAAAGAATTATATCGTCAATATGAAAAAGATTTCTATAAAGTAGAATATGCTTTATCAGAAATAAACAGCTTAGGTTTACCCAAACCATCAGAGTTTAAAGTAGACTTTTCTGAAGTTGAATATCCTATGACTACTCAAGATAAGATTATGTTAAATGAATACAAGTTGAAACATAACTTAACTACACAAGCAGAACTATTGGCAGATGAAAATAGAGATTTAAGTATTGAAGATGCTATACAAGTAATTGCAGATAATAAATCAATGAATGAAGTAGAGGTAGTCGATGAAGGTAACAGTCAAGAGTAATGTAACTTTCAAAAAATTAAAAAAAGCCAATTTGGAAGAAATGGTTTTTAATAATTTAATTCTTGCATTAGGAAAAGAAGCAAAAAAGAAAGTTGATAAATCCTTTAAAAACAATAAGGATATTAATGGAGAACCTTACGAACCTCTATCTTATACATACGGAAGAGATAAAAAAGCATTAGGTAAGGGTGGTAATCCTATAATGGTATTTGACGGAACTTTGAAAAAAAGTATTTCAAAAGTATTAACAAACAAGTCTGATATGTCTGTAACTGTAAAGTCGGAAGACGCACAAATGCTATCTAAGAGAGGACTAAACTATGGTGCGTTTCATTTGACTGGTAAAGCAAACGCAAGAAGAAAAAATCCCAAAGTAAGAAAATGGTTTTTTACCAGCGATGAATTAAAGAATAATGCAATACTATTAGAAGACAGATTGCTTGGAAAAGAATTTAAACGACTCAAAGATAAGTTTGCAAAGAAATTACAGTCGCTTTTAAAAACAAGAATGCGTATTATAGGTAGTACGAAGATGCCAGCATCTTCAAACTTTGCAAGAAATGTAGATATATAATGGAAGATTTAATAAAAGAAATATATAAAATGGTATCACAGATAAAAAAAATATCTGAAGCAAATAACGATTTGCTGGGTTTCGTATGTTCTAAAGTTTCTCCAAACAAAAAATTACACTCACAAGAAATTGATTTACTCGATGTAGCGTATATCTCAATGGAAATGTCGGAAATATGTGAAGAGTACGATGTTATGCCTGAAGAGTACGGTCTTGCTTAGCTTCTAATTCTGCTAACTTTTCTAACCACTTTCTTCTTTCACTATTTGTCGGACGCCTTGATGGCAATGGATCTAACCCTACTTTCTTAGCTCTCTGCAATAAAGCATATCGTGATGCTCTATCCTCTCGGCGTTTCTGTCTATAAGGTTTCTTTCCTTTTTTAATTTGGTCTACTGCTTTCTTTTCTTTTATATCTCGTTTCTTCGGTTTGTCGTTTACGGGATTTCTTTCTGGAAGGGTATCTATGATTTCTGAAACCTCTTCGCTTTCGGCGTCTATAATATCCTCTGCGTCTATTTCCTCTGCTTTTAAGAACTTTTCGAATGGACTATCTACGGTTACATTGATGTTTTTAACCAGCTTACCAGAATGTTCTAATACCAGACGCCCTGCCTGGACATTCCCTTCAACAGCTTCACGAATCATACTATTTAATACCATCGGTAGCTTGGCGTTGAAAGAAATCATATATTTCTTATAATACATATCAACAAACCTATCATCAGCAAACCAACTATGAATAGTGCGTGGGCTTACTTGTAGTTTCTCGGCTATTTGTTTTTTGTTTAGCTCTGGATTGTGAATCAATAAATCAATAGCAGCCATTTGATTGGCTTTCTTTAGTTCGATATTACTCATTTGCCTTGTCCTCTGTATTTCTTTTTATAGTGCTTTTTAGAACCTTTCGTTCCGTATTTGGTATTACTGCTTTTACCTTGTCGAGTTTTTTTAGCACCATTAGACTTCCTGGTGCGATCGTTAAATAAAGACTTCCTCATTTCTTATAGACTTTTTCTGCTCCTGCGATACCAAATGAACCTAGTGTAACCCAGACGAACGAGTTGTAGATGTAGTCGTTTACCATTAGTTCTATTCCAATAATACCCATTGCTAAATCCACGATGCCGAATACGCACATCAACGCAAAAGACAAGAAGCCAATAATATTCTTTTCGTTGTATTCGTTTTTATCTTTAAATAAATCCCACATTATTTCTTATCCTTAAATACATCTTTCTTTAATCCTTTGTGACCAAAAATCTTTTCCCAGCGTTCTTCCCATTTCTTTTGGGATATACCCATTCTGGGTTCGTCACCTTTCCCAGCTCCGTTGGCTTTACTAAATATACTTTTATCTTTCATTTACCAACTTTACGCATTGCTGCAGTATGAGATTGTTTAAAGGTTTTTCCTTTACGCATAGCTGCTGCCATACTTCGTAAGTGTGCTTTGGTATGATGAACCTTATGTTTGCTCATCTGTCTTTTTTGCACTGTGGTTAACCCTTTTAAGCTAACACCTTTTAAATTTTTAGCCATTACTTTTTCTTACCTTTTTTCTTTTTCTTTTTCTTCTTTTTTGTTCCATAATGATAGGGCATAACTATCTCCTCTTCTTTTTTAATTTTTCTTTTGGACATACCTTTATATAATCTACTCTATTTTCTGCAAGCGTAGCTGCTTTGTGTAACCCACAATAAGTTAAATCTCCTCGCTTTGCAGCAAAGGAGCATTTCTGTTGTACTAATGAGCAATAATCAAACATTAATCTATATCCAATTCTTTGTATAATTTACGATCAGGCATTGAACCTGCACCATTTATGACCAATAATGGCTTAGAAGGTATCCTTTTGACTAAGAATTTCTCTTTACAACAAGTACATCTTTCAAGTGGATTATCTGTCATTTTCTGTTCCACCTCAAACACATTACCTGTTTCTAAACATTGATAATCATATCTTGGCATACACCCAATTTAACCAATAATAATAGAGAAATACCAATAAAAAACCTTTAAAAGTTTGGATTGAGAATCTAATAGAAACACGACAAAAAAATGAACCTCTCAAATTCCTCTATCTTAAACAATATCGTCGTTTATAGGATATTTTTTAAATCTTGATTCTTACATATAGAGTATTAAATTATTACTATTTAGTCATTAACTGATATTTCGTAGGGAATGTTATAGCACAACCTCTCATAAGCAAAATCCTCCTCTATGGGGGTAAAATCAAGCAAACAAGCTAAGAAATAAAAGAAATATCTTGATCTAATCAGCTACAAATAACCAATTAAGTTGCCGTTTAAAAATTGGGGCGTAGTGTTGCCGATGTAATTGGACAACATACCAAATAAAAGAATGTTTACACATACTAAACAAATTGCTTGGATATTAAATAAAAGTGTTGTAAGTTGTTAGTAATGAGATTAAACAAACAAAGGAAGGTTTAAAATGAACTACAAAACGGAAACTTTTAAAAGATACTTTCACAATGAAGAATTACAAGCAATACAAAGACAAGAGAAAAGAAAAAAGATAATTACAAACATATTAGAATTTGTTTTTGTTTTCTTTATGTTCTTTGGTTTTTGGTTGCTATTGGTATTGGTCAACATTTAAAAAGATTTTATTAATAACAAGCAAAGGAAAAAAAACAATGTATACAAAAGAAGAAAAAAGAAATATTCAAAACATAGAAGCTTTAAAAAAGCATACTAATTGCGAATATTCAGATATAACAAAAGAAGGAAAAACTACATATTTTATTGGTGATCAAGAATATTTAGTTTTAAATGATAAAGAAGCTCAAACAAAATGCGAAGAAGATATTAAACAATCAGTATGGGCTTTTGTTCCTTCCTTTTTATCTTTTCATACTGGAATAGATAAAGATATAATTAAATCAGTTCAAGAACATTGCGAAAGCTCAAACGATATGCTTTTAAATAACATTAAAGATATTCAAAAATTCATTAATGACGCAATAGGATCAGACGGAAGGGGACATTTTATCAGCTACTACGACGGACACGAACACGAAGAAAACGAACTATTTATTTATAGATTAAATTAAACAAAATAAAACTATGCTTATAAGTTTCTATAAATATATTTTTAAATGTTTATAGTTTTAGATTAAGCAAACAAACAAAGGAAAATGTAAAATGTATATATCAATAGAGAAAAATAAAATTAACGGCTCTTTAATTCTTACAAGTGAAAAAAACGGCTACTTTGTTAGCCGTGTTTATTATTACTATACAATAGCACAAGCAAAAAAACTATTTAAAGAAGAATTGAAAACTATTAACTAATAACAAAAGGCGTGTATTTAATTATATACGCCTTTTTTATATAAGATTTAAAAAGATTTTTAATAATTATTTTAATAACAAATAACAAAGGGTATAAAATGAAATATGCAATAAAAGTAAAAACTCAAAATATGAGTACATCTTTTATATTTTTTGAAGATGATAATTTAAATAAATATCAAATTGAAAAAAAATATAAAAAAATGAATAATAAATATAAACAAGCTATTAATGATGGTATAGAACCATATATTAAAGATGAAAGAAATAGATATTTATTAATCAGAGAAATTGAAATAATAACAACATAAAAGGGTATAAAATGAAAAAAGACAAACAAGATACTAATAAACTTGATGATCACAAGCGTTATATTATTATATCTAATTTAGCTACTATAAAAGATGAAATAAGAAATAATAATTTAATGAACGCCAGTATATCTGAAAGTTTTGAAAATATCGAAAATACTATATTACAATAAAAAACAAAGGAAACTATAAAATGGAACTAAAACAACCTAAAACAAAAGAACAAGCAAGAGATCAAGCAATAGAAACTCAAACTATAATAAGTAATAATAATTTTAGTTATTACGAATTAATGGTTATTTCTGAACACTTTCAAAAAACTGGTAAAAAATACGGCTTACTTGATGAGTTTAGAGAAAATGGTATTTGCTAAATAATAACTATATAAAAAAAGAGGGCTAAACGCCCTCTTTTTTAACAAACAAGGTCTATATAATGAACATAATATATAGAAAGGACTTTAAATTAACTATTATATTATATTATACAAAGCATTTTATATTATATCTCAGAGGGTATTTTATATTATATTTCACAGGGTAGATTTTATATTAGTATATTTATAATATTATGCTTATACTATCTTAACAAGGTTTATGAATTATAAAACAATAACAATTTATATTATATTGGGCATAGCTATCACTTCATATATCAATATACCCTATCAGTTAAATCACCAGAATAGTTATGCCCATAATTATTTAATAACAAACAGGGAGAACAAATGAAAATAGATGAATATAAAGTAAACCCAGATATTGAAACGAGTGGAACATCTCTATATGCTGAGGTAAAGTTAAAACCGATTGAACTATTATTGGTATTTGGCAAACCTCATACAATGGATAGTTATAAAGTATCTGGAGAATATATGTTTGAGCATACGGAAACTGGAACGCCAATATGTTTATATGACTGGAAGTATACTACCTTATATGATCCGGCAGACGGAATCAAACCAGTAGACTTTTGGAAGTTAGACGAGGAAGTTGAGTTTCATATTGGCTCTAATAATAGTATGGCTTATGGCTTTGATAAATGGATTAAACTAACTATTGAAAACAAACTAAACGAAATCAATGAAGGTGTGGAACAATGAAAGAATATACAGATAAACAGATTAATTCTATGATACTACACTTGCGACTAAATAATGTTGCTGAGATGTATTATATAGAAAATCAA